CGCGAGGCGGGCGATCTGGGTCGCCGCCTGTTCGGTGGAGCGGTTGGTCGTCGCGGCCAGATCGGCGATCGTGCGGGTGAATCCCTCGATGTTCCCCGTTTCGATTCCCAGCTGACCGGCCAGTTCGCCGATCCGGGCGAGCTCGTTCGCCGTGACCGGGATCTCGGTCGACAGGCGGATAAAGGATTCGCGGAGTGATGCGAGCTCCGGCTCCGTAGCCTCGACGGTCTTCTTGACGCCGGCGAATGCACTTTCAAACGCCGCGGCGTCGGTGATGATCGACTTCCCGAATCGGATGGCGCCGAGCGCACCCAGAGAGATCCCGAGGCCGCCCAGCACCCCCTTCAGGGATGTAAAGGCGGAGCTCATGGTCCCGACCTGCGAGCGGACCTTCGATGTCGCGCCGGTCAGGTCGCTCTGGAAGGCTGCGAAGTCGGGCCGGACCTCAATGAATGCCTGGCCGATGACGCCCAGATTCTCCGATCCTGCGGCCATATTACTCCTTCGGTTTAGGGATTCCGGGCGACATCGACATCACCCGATCGAGGTCCTTCCGTCTGTCCTCTCGTGTCGGTCCCGGCGCGTCGTATACAAACTGGTCGAAGCCCGGAAAACTCTTTCCGGCCTTGTTCAGCGCGGCGATCATCCAGGCCAGCGCCTTCCGTTCCGTCGTTGCCCGTTGCAACGCCCATCCCCGACTTTCGCAGATCCACCGGAACTCGGCCGGCGTCAGTCGCCAGAACTCGTCCGGGGTTATTCCGAGGCGGGCTGCTGTGGCGAACCGGCCCGCCCAGTCGTTGCCGTCTTCTTCCGGTTCGCCTTCGCCTTTTTTGATTCCGGCCCCTTCTCCTTCACATTCGAGATCATGCTTGGGAAGTAGTCGCGGAGGGCGACGCCCAAAGCGTTGTTCATATCGCGGTATAGAACCAGGCCGTCCGGGACGTCTTCGAGGATTCGGTAGACGTCGGCCTGACGCCACGGTTCACCGGTCCCGCCCTCGAACATCCGCTGGCCTTCGAGGCCGGCCAGGAGGAGGGCCGCAGCCAGTCCGACATTGAAGCCCCCGGCTTCGAGTCGAACGATCACGACCCCTACACTCTGACCGACCTCGCGCTCCAGCACATGCAGGGCGAACCAGTTGAAGCGGTACTTGAAGGACTTCCCGCTCCGTGTTTCCAGAACGCCCTCGGGATGGAGCCCGGGCGCCTGATCCGATGTTTTCGTCGCTGACATAATGGGGGTCCTCGGTTGTGTTTACGCCCAGGCGCCTGTTCGCTTCAGCGTGATATTGATGGTCGATTCCGCGTTGTCCGGGAACGACTCCGCGTTCGTCGTGATGACGGCCGAGCAGGACTCGACCGCGGACGAATTCAGGAGTCGCTGTATCATGACGGTCGCGCCCGAGCGGGCCGCCGCCTTCAGGTATTCGTAGGCAGCCGCGACGCCGGCCGGCCCCTCGACCCAGAGGCCGTCGAGCGTGATGTCCTCGTCCTCGCGTCCCATCAGATACTCCGATCGCCGTCCGCTGGACTTGCTCGAAATATTGATCAGGGCGTTCGACTGGTTGAAATTGACGTTTCGCTGGTGGGCTACGATCTCATAGTTCGGTGCCGATGCGCTGGTGTTCACCGCGATCAGCACGTCCGCTCCATTGTGTCGATCACCTGTCGCCATGTGCTTATACTCCGGGAAATAGGCCGCCGTTTCCGGGGCCGGGTTCTAGTTCGCCACGTCGGAATTAAGATTCCTGATAGACCACCCGCAGCGTCAGCGCCAGGGCGTAGACAGACTCGTCACTCGGGAACGTCGTCGGACCGGTGACGTCGGAAATGTGTGCCGGCCGCCCTCCGTCGATCGGCAGTTTGTAGCGGTGAAGGAGGGTACGAACGCGGGCCGCGATCCCGGCGACCTCGGCCACGCTTCCCGTCTTATCGCCGACGCACGCGATCAGGACCCGAACGTCCCGGCCGCGGGTATTCTTCTCGTCCGCTTCGACGTCGGCGAGCGGGGACTGGATCCAGATATACGGCCGCGGCGCCTCGGGCGGGACCTGCGGCCGGTTGAAGATCGACGGCGATCCCCCGAAGGCGCTGACCAGCGCGACGAGGGTAGAGTCGGCGTTCAGACGTTGCCAGATGTCAGCGTTAACCACGGATGGCCCTCCCGATTTTCCCGCCCTGCTCCGCCAGCACCCGCCGCACGTAGGGCCGCGCCTCCTGGCTGATGTTGCGCCCGAGGGCGTCGGTCCCGACGAAGCCAAACTCCAGCCGGGCCGCGTAGACCGTCCGGGATCCGAATCGCATGTAGGGTCCTTTCGTGTCGACCCCGACCTCGTGCGTCGTCGATTGCTTCAGCTGGCCCGTCAATACATGGGGCGGATCGGGCGGCGTCGACGGGTTCAGCCCCTTCAGCCGGCCCGAGCTCGTCCGTCCCACAGGCTGGCCCGTGTTGATCAGCCGGATAGTCTCCGCCTCGGCGATAATGCCGGCACGTTCCAGACCACGGAGCAGCAGGCCCGACGTTTTCGTCAGCGCCCCCAGGGCGTCGATGACGACGCGGACATTGACGCCATCAGCCACTTTGGTATTCCTCCAGCAGTGCCTTCTGGTAGACCGCCCGGGACGGGATCATCGCCGGCACCCGGACCTTGAACGTGCGGCCGTCGGCGAGGACGAAGCCGTCGTCGGTCTTCGGGTCGACATCCGGATCCGGGACCCAATACAGTGCGTGAGTGACGACAGCCTCCTTCCGTCCGGCGATCTCGATGTCCCGCCCGCTGGGTGTCGACAGCCGACACCGAACGTCGACGGCGTAGGACTGATCCGCCTCGGTGTGACCGCCCGCTCCCGCTCCCGACGTGATCGGCGTCTTCGTCGTCCGGCTGAACGTCCCGGTCGTGTTCATCATAGTCGACACCGTCATAAGGTCCCCCTGACCCAGTCGAGCTCGGCCAGATCGGCCGGCTTCGGTCTTCCGTGAAAACACACTACCCGGGCGCCCTCCGGCGGGCGTCCGTCCCGACAGTGGACTTTGAAGCTGACGACCTCGCCCGGTCGTTCCCGCTGGAAGTAGCTGACCGCATCCAGCGGCACCGTGCGCCACAGCCATGCCTGATCGCCCCACCAGCCCGAGACCTCCATCGCCCGTTCAGGGTCGGCAGCGAACGGCGTCCAGACCAGATCGCGGAGCATCGCGTCGCCGGCGGTCCACATCATCAGCCCGGATCCGTATTTCGGAGGGTGATAGAAGTCTTCGAGAACGACGAACCGCTGGTCGATCGAGAGGATGCTGTCGATCGGCCCGAGGAGGATTGTGTCGAGGTCGATGTAGAAAATCCGATCGCCGTTCGGGAAGACCCCCGGGCGGAACAGTTCCAGCTTCGACCACCACCCCGGCCACCCGTGCGCCAGCGGGACGACATCGACGCCTGGAACCGGCATATCGGACAGACAAACGATTCGATGTTCGACGTGTCCGATCAGTCGCCCCCACAGCTGTCGAACCAGCCGACGGACGTCGACCGGCCCGTAGTCGCCGCCGGAGCGGAGAACCAGTGCGACGGTCAGCATTTACCCGCCGAACGGTTCCGTGTCATGCGGTAATGTTGGCGCATCCGGGCCCGGCCATCGGACGACACCATCCAGCGGTGGAGATCGGCAGCCTGAATCATCGCGTGTTTCTTTGGCTCCCCGTACCGTGACCAGGCGTTTGACCGAAACCAGACGGCAGGGACGACGCCATCCGTGATCAGGCGACTGGTGTGTCGGACGGACCAGCCGAGGATCCGGGCGGTGTGGGGAACATCGAGCCAGATCCGATCAGTCCACCGGAACGAATGGAAGGCGTTCGTGGTCCCACTGGCCGTCGCGCCGTCGCCGCTCGGCCTGCATGTTTTCGAACAGTCCATGCTGATCCCGTCCGAACCAGTTGTTCCTCGGGCCCTGGTGCGCCAGCCACAGCTCAGGGATCAGCCGGCGCCGATCGCGGCCACATGTCCGCCAGCGGTCCATGAACTGGTTGTCGTAATTTCCGCCGTGGAGCCACCACGTATCGAGCAACGGCGGGGTGACGTCGACCGCCGGGTCGTCGGTATGGAACAGCTGGAAATACCCGACCGCGACCCCGTCCTCGCGGAAGCGTCGGAACATCGTCGGATCGTCCAGTCGCGACATGTCATCGCATTGATACCGCCAGGCCCCGTAGAGAAATCCCGGCTCCGGTTTGGCCGCGACCACCCGCTCGAACCAGTTATTCGGCGGGATGATGTCGGCGTCGATCCACAGGGCCCAGTCGGACCAGTCCATGTGGTGACGGCGGGCGAACTCCATCGCCCGGCCCTTGTTGAACGTCGCCCCGTCGGCGGTGAACAGATCGGTCGTGACAAGCTCGACCCGCGGAAAGGCTGCGCGAGCGAGGCGCTGTGTCTCCGTGTCGTCCGGCGTCGTCACGACGGTCAGGGATTCCAGCCACGGACGCCAGCGGACTAAAGCCGGCTCGAAGCGGTCCGAGTAGTCCACGCAAACGGTCAGTGCGTTGATCTGCATCGCGCCCCCGGGTCGACTAGCGTTTTTCGACAAACCATGACGGCGGGAAGTTATAGTCCCGGGTCACCACCAGCTGACCCCGCAGCGATCCCGACGGGAGGCTCGACAGGAACTCGTCCACAGCCTTCCGTACTCCCGGATGCGTCTCGTCGTAGTCATGGCCCGAGAGAATCCCGCCGGATGGGATCTGGGGCCACCAGGTCAGGATGTCCGCCTTGACCGATTCGTAGGTATGGGCCCCGTCGATATAGACCAGCCCCGGCTTGAACCAGTGGAACTCCTTCAGGGCCTCCTCGCTCGTCCCACGCACCAGACGGACGCGATCGGCGAAGGGCGCGAGGACGTTCGCGGCCAGTATGAGGTCGCCGGTCCGGTCCCAGGTCATCTCCGGGTAGGGTTCCCAGGGGTCGATACACAGCAGCATCTCGCCGTGCCACTTCTGGAGAAAGTCGCGGGCGAATATTCCGCGGTCCGTGCCGACCTCGACAGCCCGCTTGACCCCCCGCTCGTTCGCGATCGCCGCGATGTCGATCCGGTTCAAACCGCCACCTCTCGTCCGCACAGCAGCGCGGACAGCCGGCGCCCTATGTGCTCGTAGTCGTAGAAAGCCCGTGCCCGGGCCGCCCACATCATCTGGTTGCTGAACTCCCAGTCCGCCTCCGCCCGGTCGACCGCTTCCCTGACATCCCCGATCGTCGCCTCCGGGCGGATCCGGTACAGTGCGCCGTCAATGGCCGGAAGGATGTCCCAGTCAGGGAGATCGGTCACGACCGAAGTCCCTACAGCGATACTCTCGAATATCTTCCGCAGCGCGAAGGCGAAGCGCGAGGCCGTGCAAACGTGGACCTTATAGCGGGCGATCGTGTCGAGATATTCCGGCGTCTTCGATCCCCGGTTTGAGTATCCGGGATGGCGGAGACGGTCCAGGCCCGCGGCCTGCGGGTTCAGGACGATCCGCTGGCGGAGCGGGTAGGATTGCGAGACGGCGCCGGAGACCAGACCGCGGGCACGCTTCCGGGTGACGTCGATCGCCCGGATCCCGGCCCCGTCGACGGTGTGCCATGTGCGGACGAGGTCGTAATCGCGCATCCAGGGCGCGGACTCGGTACAGGCCCGAGGGTGATAGTAG